GAAATGGACTTGTTCGAGAGACCGCCGATAAAATCAACGAAATTATAGACGCAGTAAACCTCCTCTCACCTAATAAATAAAGATATATGAAAATAAAAACAGGATACAACGGCAAAGAATTAGAGATTAGAATAAGTGGGCGAAGGAATGGTAACGCTGAAGTATGGATAGAACAACACGGCTTACCCAAAGATGGGGACATGATTAGGTACAGAGAAACCCTGTCTTACGCTTCCTTGCAAGAACTACAAGACCTGAAAAACGAGATAGAAGACGCTATTTTGGAAATTACAGGAATAAGTAGAACATATTAACTCCCAATGCCAAAACAAAAGATAAAGAGGGTGGAGTTGCCAGAGCCAGTCTATATGCTAAAACAAGTTGGTGAGTTTGGCTTTGCTCATTACGAAAATGCACAGCGTGTAGCTATGGCGTTTGCTCTAGCTAGGCACAAGGTGTCAATTAGGCAAGAAAACGGCTCATATCTGGTAGAGATTTACTCCAACGACACTACCCTCCCACCTAAGAAGAAATAATATGAAAAAGAAATTCACAATGAAAGGGTTTGGCTGGCGAGTAAGGTGGTATTTCTTTTTGGCAAATATCCGCCATTGGTTTTGGTGGCGTTTCAAAGCAACAGAGGCTCAGAAAGTGGCGACAGATATGTTCTATTACGGCACAGGCATAATGAAAAACGGCAAGAGGATAGACCCTAACAAATTTAATTATCCTAACTAACCATGCCTCAACTAACTAAAGAGATATTAGAGTCATTTGATGAGAAGTTTGTCGTGCCAAACGGCGGAGTTATGCCTAAGCATAGGGATTTTGGTAAAACACTAGAAAAAGACCTTAAATCCTTCCTCCAAGAAGTAGTTAAGAGGGCTTATGAGGAGGGGCAAAAGGATTTGGCAAAAGACATAGAGGTTTTAACCAATCTTATTCCCCACGCCTCCATACTTAATAAGAAAGAGGAATAAGTTGCATTATAAGCTAAAACATGATACAATAACCAAATGAAAACATTAAGAATTACGGCTCTAATTATAGGTTTAATCGTTCCAAGCCTTGCGATAGGCTATGTTTCGGCCAGCTATTCATCAGGCCCAACAGGAGTAGCAAAACTGCTTAACAACTCCTACTTCACAGAAAACAGCATAGAGGTCTTTAGATTCACCCCAAGTGCAAGCTCAACCGAGGCTTGTTATATCCTAAAGCAGATAACAGGAGCTAAACCAGACTTTGACATTAGCTGTGTGAAGTAAATCGTGGTATAATTGTGGCTAAATGCCAACAGTAAAACAGAGAAAACTCGCCAAGGTAATCATAGAAAACTCCACACTAGACAAGCCAGAAAATGCTGGTCAAATGTTAGAAAAAGTGGGATATAGCAAACACCTAGTAAAACAACCTAGTAGGGTAATAAATACCGAAGGAGTACAAGAGGCACTAGAAGAATACGGCTTCACTATCGAGAACGCTAAGATGGTAGTGAGTGAGATTATGCTTAATCCTAATATAGACCCTAGTGCTAGACTCAAGGCAACAGACCAAGTGTTTAAGGTGAAGGATGGATACGCTGCGACCAAAAGCGTCAATATAAATATAGGTTTAAGCAAGGAAGACCAAGAAAGACTAAATGCTCTTTTAGATGATAAACAAGAAAGCTCTTAGGAAAGTCATAGAAGGAACTAAGGAAGAAAGAGTATATCTATGCTCTAAAGATTTCTCTCTGTTCTTTGTATATTACTTTACTGAGTATATGAAGTATCCTTTTGCTCAGTTTCATTATGAGATGTTTCAGGATATTAAGGATTTAGTTGATGGAAAGTATCGAGAGGTGGCATGGATAGCATTTCGTGAATCAGCCAAAACATCAATAGCTAAGATATTCATAATATGGCTAATAGTCTATAACAAGCGAAGATACTTGAATGTGGACTCATTCTCGATAACTAACGCAGAGAGAATCCTGTTTGATGTCGTATTAGCCCTACAAACTAACAACAAGCTAAGAGCAGACTTCGGAGAGTTGTTTAATGCTAAACGAGAATCAGACGAGGTAACTCAGAAAAGGATTAACAACTTCGTTACCACTAATGGTGTTCGAGTAGAGGCTCATTCAACAGGTAAGTCAGTCCGAGGAAGATTACACGGCTCACAAAGACCAGATTTCCTCTTACTAGACGACTTTGAGACTAATGAGACAAAGGACTCTAAAGCCCACACACAAAGCGTTATAAGCCACATAGACGAGTTTAAAGCGGGATTAGATAGTAAGGCTATAGTTTTATATCTAGGTAACTATATTACCGAGTTTGGAAGTGTGGCTACGTTATTCGAGCGAGCTAAGAGAGATGACCGCTTGATTGTTAGAAATATCCCTGTTGAGAAGAATGGTAAGCCTACATGGGAGGGTAAATACGCTATGACAAACGAAGAAGCCGAGAGGACTGGTAAAGTATCCCTAGAAGACAAGAAGAAACAGTTAGGTTCTTTGGTCTATTCAGCCGAGATGTTAAACGAGCCTATAGCCTCAGAGTTACAGAAGTTCAAAAAGTCCATGTTTAAGTATAAAAGTATGGAGCAGGTGAGAGACATGAATACTAGGAAGTTCGCTACGCTAGATACCGCTTTATCAAAAGACGCTGAAAGTGATGCTACAGGAGTGGTGAAAAACTATGTCAATTCAGAGAACAGATGGCATATATCAGGCAAGAACTATCGTATCAATCCAAGGGAGTTAGTAGAGTTAATCTTTAATCTCCATGAGGAGGGATTTGAGAAGATAGGCATTGAAACTACGGCATACACTCAAGCAATAGAGCCTTTCTTTAAGGAAGAATGTCGTAGGAGAGCTAAGTATCCTCATGTCATTCAGTTAAAGCATGGCGGAGTAATGAAAGAGAGTAGAATCGAGGGACTTGTAGCTCCTTATGAGGCAGGGGTAATTTATCACATAGAGGGAGAGTGTGATGAGATGGAAGAACAGTTACTAAAGTTTCCTATGGGATTACATGACGACATCATAGATGCCTTGCAGTACCAAAGGATGATTGTGTCCCCTGTTTATCCTAAGCCAGCTTATTACCCGAGGGAGAAGAAGAATATTGCAATTTAATATGGTATAATATGCAGAATGAACAAGAAAAAAGGCAAGAAGAAGCCAAGATACTAGACGAAAGGACTTTGAGGATAATCATTCCACAGTGTTGTCGTGAAGGCTGGGCAACCTGTCCTCATGTGCCCAAGAAACATAAAATAGCTAAGAAAAATATAGGACTATGACAAAATACAAACCAGACCCATTATTCGCAGACTTAAAAGAAGAATTAAAAGACCCAGCTAAATACAAGGAAGTAGCCGAGAAGATTTTGAAGGCAGGAGAGTCAGGACACGACCATAAACATATAGTCGTTTGGAGGAGATGTAAGCATTGTCAGCAGAAGTTTGTAGAAAGACAAGCCATGATTAAGAAACTAGGCTTTTCTAGCTATGAACAGTTTAATCAGTGGAAAAGGATTATGGACATTATTATAAACAAAAGACCTATTAGCCTACCCGAATAACATGGACACTATAAAGCCACCAAAGGTATCAAAGAAACATCAAGCAGAGAAGATTAAGAGTGCTATTAACCTATTAAACGACCTAGTGAAAATTAAACTCGCCCCATCAGAGATTCATGGAGTAGGTGTGTTTGCCATGAGAGACATTAAGAAAGGTGAATTGCTCAATGCAGACGCTATTCCACATATGTTTGATGTGCCTTATAGTAAGTTTAAACAACTAGAACCAGAGGTAAGAGAAGTTTTGCTAGGGCATTTTCCCTTGATAGTTAATGGTTCGCACTTCATTTACCCAGTTACCAAGATGAGTGCGTTCTTAAATCACTCCGATTTACCTAATTATGACGGAAAGACCGATAAAGCGTTACGAAAGATTAAAAAGGGTGAGGAGATTACAGAAAGTTACCGCACGATACCGAATTATGAGAAAGTTTACCCTTGGTTAAGGGCGTAGTTGTGTGTGGATTACTAGATTTATGGTATAATATATAACAATGGCACAATACACTCACACTTGTTCCTGTGGGAAGGTCTATACGGACAATGACCCAGACCTTTATTTTTGTCCAGCGTGCGTTGCTCAGAGGAAACTTGTAGCCGAACAAGTGAATAGAAATATCGGTAGCAGACCAAAGAAAGATAGGAAAACAGATTTACAAATCGCTTTAACTAGAGGCAGGACAATCAACTCAGCAAGTGGCGGTCAGGCAACCTTTGTTAAAGCTGGGGACTTAGGAATATCCTTTTAATGAAAACAACTAAACCAAGAGCCAAAAAGTCAGAAAAACCTATATATGTAGCCAGCATTAAGGTTTTGGGTAAGATTTACACATCTAACGGTTCTACCCCAAGAGAGGCTATCGAGAGTTTAAAAGTAGGTAACACCGCAAGAGGCATGAGCGTTATGATGGTGTCTAACGGAAAGGACTCAAGCTCAAAGGTTCTTACTTCAATTCAGACTATGAGACTATTCAGCCAAGCGAAGTTGGTTAGAGAGATTGCTCTTAAAAATGTGGCTCTAATGTTCAACGCATAATGCCACCAGATATATATTCATACATAAAAACGGAGGAAGCTAAGTTTGAGACTGACGAGATTCAAGTTGGAGATAATTGGTATTGGAATTTCCGAAAACACGTGCAGATGATATTCCACCTCAAGAACGGGGTGTTTTTCACAGGAGATAACAACTGGATGCGTGCCTTTAAGAATATCATGGAGCCGATTCTTAACTTGGCTTACTGGACAGAGGACATTGAGGTCAAGGATGTGGTTTTCTTTATAGAAAATAGCACAGGCAAGGTTCTTTCATTCCTCTTAAAGAAATACCACGATGAGGTTTACACAAGGGAAAACGACCTAGATGTTCTGTTTGATGAGATAACCGAAACTGACCTTGATTACGGAGGTGTTTTGGTTCAAGAGGGAATGAATAGACCAGAAGTTCTGCCACTCAATGCAATAGCTTTCTGCGACCAAACTGATGCTCTAGGAGGTGCAATAGCTTTCAAACACTACTTCACTCCTAGTAAGTTGAGGTCAATGTCTAAGCTCGGTTGGGGGCTTGAGAGTAATGGTGCGACTATCTCAATCGAAGACCTTTGTGTCCTAGCCACAGCTCAAAAGGATGCTATCGGCACTTTAAATGACAATCAAAACGAAGTACCAAGTAAGGCTATTGAAGTTTACATAGTCATCGGAGGACTACCAGAGGCATACCTTGAGGACAACGACAATATGGAGTATTACACCGACCAAAGACAGGTCGTGGCGTTCTATCAAGATAAGGAAGGCAAGAAACAAGGCGTAACCCTTTACAGAAAGGAAGATAAGGAGGGAAGTATCAAGTTCTTTACATCAAGAAAGGTTTACCAAAGAGCTTTGGGTAGAGGTGTAGGAGAAACATTACTACATCCTCAGATTTGGACTAACTTCCTAGAGATTCACAAGATGGGGATGCTTGAGTCAGGTGCTAAGACTCCACTATGGACAGATGACCCTGAGTTCACTCAAAAGCAAAAGATTCAAGAGATGGAGAATCTTGAGGTTATGCAACTTGGAGAAGGTAAGAAGATTGGTCTTGTACCAACAGTTGCTCCAAATAACATTCAGCTCTACTCAAACGAGATTAATGTCCTTTATGAGTATGCTCAGACCGCAGGTTCAGCTAACGACCCTATTATGGGTAAGGAGGCGGCTTCAGGTACTACATTTAGAGGTCAAGAGAGGTCAGTAGCTCAGGGTAGAGGTATCCATGACCGAAGGAGAGGTCAAAGGGCTAAGTTCATTGAGGAGATATACCGAGATTGGATTATTCCTAAGATGGTTAGGGAGATTACTAAGGGTAAAAAGTTCCTTGCAACTCTATCAACTGACGAATTGTCTTGGGTGGCTGATACTATCGCTACAAATAAGACTAATGAGAGGATTAAGGAGATGATATTTGCTGGCAAGAAGCCAACTGAAAAGGACAAGCAGACCTTTATGCAGTTGTTTAAGGGTGAGTTCTTGAAGAAGGGTAATAAGCAACTCCTAGAAGTATTAAAGGGTGAGTTTGATGATATTGAGGTTAAGATGGGTATAAATATCGCAGGTAAGCAGAAGAACCTAGCAGACCTATCAGATAAGGTTCTATCAATCTTCCAGTTTGTTCTAGCTAATCCACAAGGATTCCAGAGTGCTATGCAGATACCAGCCCTAGCTAAAGCATTTGAGAACCTCCTAGAATACTCAAACCTTTCGATAGGTGACTTCTCATCACTCCTTACTCCACCAGCTCAACCAGTTCCAGTTGATGGACAAGAACAAGGTCAAGAAGCCCCACAGTTATCACTTAATCAACCCACAGCATAATGGATGACCTTAAATTAGCTAAGATTAAGCAGTTTTTAAGAGATGAGTCTATGGCTTTCTCAATTAAGGAAGCTATGAAAGACGCATTTCTTAAACCAAGCAAGGATAGGTCTATTGAGAACCTTGCAGCACGCTTTATTGCAGTAGAATTACTCGAAGAAGCATGGAAAGACCTCAAGAGATTCCAAGATGAGGAGGAAAGTAAGGCTAATAAATCACCACAAATAGGTTTGTGATAGAAATTGTGGTATAATTATCAAATAATAAAACAAATATGTCATTAGAAAACGCAAAGATGCCAAGCCTCAAGGACAAAATCAACTCTCAGGACAAGAGCGTTGTCTCTGAGGTTGTTAAGGCTGTAAAAAAAGCAGTTTCAAAGAAGAAAAAGTAATCTTTCGGAAAGGGCGTGCCGTAAAGACCGCCCAAAACTACGACACTTGGTGAGGTTAGCTAGCTCACTAATCTGGTTATGTCGTAGTTCCCAGATTAGTAGGCTAACCGACTTCATCAAGGGGTCGGTTTCTTTATAAATTAAGGGTTATCATTTTTCCCTCAAAAATGTGTGCGTTTATGCTTATCGTTAATAAAGCAAATAAAGTTATGGACACTTCAACAACCGAAAACGATGTCGTTATCGAATCTAACGAAGGAGAAGGAGAGCAAGAGGCTGATATAGTCAAAGTTCCTAAATCGGAATATGACAAATTAAATCAGACACTCGGTTCGCTCAAAAGAGAGTTAAAGGACTTAAAAAAGCCCAAAGACGAACAGAAAGAGACTCCTACAACAAACCAAAAATCAGACGAGGTGCTATTACAAAGGTTAGAAAGACTGGCTTTGGGACAAGCAGGCATATCTGACCCAGAAGATGTAGAACTAGCACAGAAGACCGCTAAGAAATGGGGAATGGACATTGAGGAGGTTCTACGAGATGAGGATTTCAAGATAAAACTTGAAAAACAACAGTCTCAGAGAGCTAACATCGTAGCCACTTCTAATGTCAAAGGCGGTACTGGCTCATCTCAAGCCAAAAACACACCAGAATACTGGTTAGCTAAAGGAGTTCCTCCAACACCGACTGATGTCGCTGACAGGGCTACTAGGCAAAAGATTATCCGAACGATGCTCAACGCTTCCAAGGGTAACGGCAAGATGAAGTTCTACAATTCCTAGAAAATAGTAACTCGCCTAACCTTAATCATTAAAATTACAAATAGAAGGAAATGGCAGTTAACAACACAATCACCTATGAGACATCCTTTGAGGATGTTTTGCAGGATAGACTAGACCACCCTACTACTTGGAAAGAGATGTGTGATGTCACAGTTTCAAACACTCGTGTCATCTCATCTTCTTATATGTCAACAACCCCATCAACTCAAGCAGTTACTAGGGGTACTGGCGTAGCACTTCAGACCTTTGCAGAAACAGCAGAAACTCTAACGATTTCTACTGGTAGAGATTTGGGTGTCCTCGTAGATTGGGGCGATTATTACCAGTCTCCATGGACAAAGAAGGCAGAGTTGTTCGACAGAATTGGTGCACTCTTGAATGAGTACATCGAGGGTGTCGTTCTTGCTCGCCATGCTTCATGGACTGACTTCGACAACGCATCTATCGGTGGTGCAGCAGGAAACATTACTGTTTCAGCTTCAAACATTGACGATATTATCCGTGGTGTTAAGCGAGAGATTCGTGAAGCAAACGGTGGTTCAATGATGAAGATGAACGGCGTTGGTTTCGTTTGGAGAGCAGCAGACTTCGAGTATCTTGAAGCCTTTGTTCAGGCAAACGGTACTGCAACCGCAGACAAGTTCCTTGTTGAAGGCACACTAGAGGGACTACATTACCTCGGATGTGACCACTACTGGTCAAATGAGCACACATCAGGACATGTGTTCGCTGGTGTTAAGAAGATTGAGAGACTAGGTATCCTACAAGGTACTTATGGTCGTGCTCACACCATTGAGTTCCCAGCAGCAGATTCAAACACATTCTTCTCAGGAGTAGCTTTCTACTCAAGAGTTGATATTGGAAGTCTTACACCTACAGCTCATGTTGGCTTGGTGTTCGACATCAATGTAGCCTAAATTATCATCGTAAATCGCAACTAATCTAATGAAATCAAAACTTACATTAGGAATAGCTTTGGTTGCGGTGGTAATCGCAGCTCTAGCGTTCCTTAAAAGTCCAGCTCCATCTCCTGCACCAGTTGTGGGAGTAGTTGCTGGCCCAACTTACACAAATGCACAAGAGTTTCTAGGTGGTTCAGTTCAGGGTTTTGTTAATGCGACCTCATCAAGTGTAGCAACCTACACATTGGTAGCGGGCGACCTAGCAAGACAAGGAGCTTTCTACGACACAATCCAGTTTGAAAAGACTGGTGCAGTCGCTACAACCACTTGGACTCTAGTAGCAAGTTCTTCTCTTAACAGTGTTCTTCCACTTCCAGGTCAGAGGGCAAGCATCTGTTTCTCAGTTGCAACCTCTACTGGATTCCCTGGTCTAGCACTTGCTGAGGGAACTGGTTGGGATATTGTCGCAGCTTCGTCTACGGCAGTAGTTACAGGTGCAGGTAGTAGAACTATCTACGGAGGCACAGCTTCCTGTGGACAGGTTATCAGGCAGAAGCAAGCAATCGGCAACCTCCCAGGAAACCTATTGCTAGTTCTTACCGCTACAACTCCAGCACAGTAATTGTTTCTCCCCTCTTACCCCTTCGGGGGTTGGAGATGGGGACATAATTAAATCAAATGTCATTACAATTCTCAGACACATCAACATATAAGGGGATTATTCAAATATACGAAAAGGAAGCGGGATATAATCGTGGTGATGTATCGGGTAACACAGACCGTCTAAAGGAGGTTACAGCAGATATAAACCTTGCTTGGGATAGTTACCTATCTTTAGCCTTAAACGCTTCAGGAAAGTGGCAATTTGACGATTCTAACCACACAGATTACCCAATAATGACCGCTAACCTTGTTCAAGGACAAAGAGATTATTCTTGGACAGTAGATGGCAACTCAAATCTAGTCCTTGATGTTCAAAGAGTGGTTTTCCTACCAAGTGCTACAGCAACTCAATATCAAGAGTTATTCCCAGTAGATGTTCAAGGAGATGTCGCAGGAGGACTATTGGCAAATGACACCACCCAAGGAGTGCCTTATAACTACGACAAGACAGCAAATGCAGTATTCTTAGACCCAATACCAAGCTATAACGCAACAAATGGTTTAAAGATATATATAAACCGAGAAGTTTCTTACTTTGCTTATAATGACACTACCAAGAAGCCTGGTTGCCCAGGTAATCATCACGAATACTTCGCTCTGAAGGCTGCAGAAAAACAAGCAAGGCGAAAGAACCTAGACTCCTACCCACAGTTGGTTAGAGAGATTGAGAAAATGGAGAAACAAATCGTCAAAGACTTCTCACTTAGAGAAAAAGACACCAGAAAAATAATGACTCCTAATCTAAAGCCGTTCATATGACAACCTTTACCAATCAAACACCAAAGACAGCTATAGCTAACCCTACTAACGCCCAAAAGAGTTCGGTTACTTTGGGTCGTGTTGTTAAGGCTGGACAAGGATGGTTATACGACCAAATAGGGCTTACTTATGACGGGGCAACCGACCCAGTAACAGGACTACCAGTAAATTATGATTCACTAGGAACAGCACCAAGTTGGTCTAACATTCCAAAAACATGATACAACCTATTCTTATCGGCATAGCATTACTCGCTTCTGCTCTAGGATTCTTTAGACCAGTAGAGCCTATGATTTGGGATGCTATCCCTCAGACCTTTGGAGCTACCAACTTCCCCACCTCGCTAGATTCTCTAACAAACCCAAGTGCAACTGATTCAGTAGCCACAGTATCTCACTCAGCTCAACACGCAAACGCTAACGATGCTATCGAAGCCCTACAAGCCAAGCTAGGTATCGGAGCTTCTACCGCTACAGTGAACACAATATTCGTAGGAACAGGTACAGGTTCTTCGGCTTTCTCGACTTTTGCTACTACCACATCTTTAGTAACGACCAATTTACTCGTAAATGGTTCTTCTACTCTACAAAACTTCACAGCTTCAAACAGCACCACTACGAACGCTACCACCACGAACTTATATGTCTCAGGTACGGCTTCCACCACCAATCTAAACGCCAATACTTCAACTTTCGGTAACTCGACTATTGAAAGCTTGACGGTTTCTTCTTGTTCGGGGTGCTCATCTTCAACGGGAATATCTACTTATACAGCGACTTCTTCTACCAATAGATATATGGCAAAAACGCTTAATCTTGTGGCGGGGGATACAGTTATTTGGTGGGGAGGAATGAACTCAGGTAACAACTGTGGAACGATGGCGTACAGAATATCTAGCCCTTGGTCAATGGCTTCTACGACCCTATTTTCTGACGGCTCATGTTCCGAAGATGTCAGGACAGTTGGGCCTGGTGTGTTTCTAGCCACTACCACATCAACCGTAACCTTTGATTGGCAGGCTGGAAACGCAGTAAATAGCTCGATGGTGCTAATGATTCAAAATACAGGTTTTAATAATAACTTCTAATGGAAGAACGAATATTAAAACTAGAAGCAGAGGTTGAAAGATTGGCACAGAACCAAAAGAATAGTGGGAGTGTTGATTCATTTGATTACGACACTATACGAGCAATTAAGGCCAGATTCCCGAACTTTCTTTACAGCGAAGCTACCCTTAACTTCCCAAGCACCAACTCTGGCTCAAGTAATACCCTAACAATAACTGTCCCAGGGGCTAGACTTGGTGATTGTGTAGCCTTGGGTATTCCTTATAACGCTAATGGTTCGGGGATTATATTCATGGCTAGGGTATCGGCTACCGATATAGTTTCCATAGAGTTTCACAACCAAAGTGCTGGTACTCAAGACCTAGACTCAGCTTTATTTTTTAAGGTGTTTGTAATCCAAAACCAATGACATTCCGCATACCACAAGACGGTAAAATATCACAGCCAAACAAAGGAGATGTTGGGGGTAATATCTTTAGTTCACTTAACCTAGACCTTAATACCAATGAGGGAAGAATAAGGATTTCTCCTCGATTAAAGGTTCTTACCAAAGATAATGACTCAAGTATCACAGGATTAGGATTACCAATAGCTTTTGCAACTTTTTCTCACACTGACGCTTCTTTAAGGACACTAATGGTTACTGGATTGGGGGCTTTCGGAGCTAACGGCACTGGTAGAGTGTTTATGTCCAGTGACTCTGACTTCGGTGTGTTTGCAAATCTCGCCAATAATTATGCAAATAACCAGCCAACAAATATAAGTCCTCAAAGTAACGATGCGGTTGTTTGGAACGGAAACCTCTATGTAAGTACCAACACATCTGGTTCGGCTGACATAGCAGAGTTAGCGGGAGATACATGGGATGCTGACTGGTTCACAGCAGTATTGAGTGGAACATTTGCTGGTAATGACCCATTAATAAATATGTGGGCAGGATTTAACGGTAATCTACACATAACCAGAGGAGATTCTATTTATACAGTAACCCCAGCAGAAACTCTTATTACTTCTGGGGCTGGTTCGATAGACTTTGGTGGAGTCTTAGGTTGGTCTGGTCTATATCCGATATGGGGCAGAGCTTCGTCTAATAGGAATTGGATTTCTCTGATGACATGGTTTGGAAACATCAATTCTAAGGGAGATGGATATATCGGTGAATGGGATGGAACAGGTACTTCAGTAAACAAGTTATATAAGATAGACGCTCCTTGTGCTTTAAGTGGATGTATCTATAAAGATGTTCTTCACATCATAGACGCTTATGGAATCCTTAAAAAGTTCAATGGATATGGCTTTACTGAGGTAGCTAGACTTCCAGTGGCAAATAAAAATATCGAAATGCCAAATATCTACTCAACCCAGTTCAACAATCGTTGGATTCATCATAGGGGCATGGAAGTAGTGAATGGAAAGATAAATATTGCAGTTAATAACTTTGTATCAACAGGCGTGTATGTAGATGATATGCCCTCTGGTGTATGGGAATATGACCCAGAAAATCCTTCTAGGGGTCTTTATCACAAAGGTTCTCCATGTGCAGACACTACTGATTGGGGTCAGCAAGCAGTAGAAAAGGCGGGAGCAATCTTCCCTCTTAGAGATACTAATGGAAACTATATGGTGGGGTTCTCTTACTACACAGATGATGCCTCAACTAATCGAAAAGCAGTATTTTATGATGATGTCTCAACGAACACTAACAAAAGAGGGTCGTTTGTTACTCCGTTCCTTTCTTCATCTGGCATAGAGGATACATTCCAGTTTGCCCACTACAGACATTCCCCTATTCCAAGTGGGGACAAGATTGTGGGTAAGTATCGAACAAAGAAAAGTACCCTGTTCCCATTTACAGCGTCATGTACTTGGACTTCGACCACGACATTCACTTCAACCGACTCAGATTTCGCTAATGTAGTAGGTGGGGAAGAAGTCGAGCCTATCATGGGTGCAGGAGCCTCTACAACGGCTCATGTAAGCAGTATTAGCAATAATGCTGGTACATACACCATAACGCTAGACGAAGCCATAGGACAGGCTTCTGGCACATTTAAAGCGAGAGTGAATAATTGGAAGAAAATGAGCACCTTGGATGTCACAGGCGACACCAATGGTCGTATGACTATCGGAGATGACGATACAAAGGTGCAAATTAAAACAGAAATAAGAGCAACTGGTGATTTTGAGCTAGATGATGTCACTATCGCCAATAAATCCTATAAGAAAGCCAACTAATGTGGTATAATAAATATTAAAATGGACACTGAATTATACAGAAAGGGTCAAGCCAGAGTAGATGAAGCCAACAAACAGGCACTTTCGGGGCAAGTTGGTGGGGCTTTGACTAAAGAGGGCATAATTTCTCAAAATGGAGTGAGTCCAATCACTTCTACCACACTTACTTCAACACCAGAGATAAAACTACCAACTACACAACCAACTTCTAGTATTGCAGATGGTGTTATCGCAAGTACCACTGCCTCGGCAGACCAATTTCAAAAGGAAGCAGAAAGAGTTATTGCAGAACAAAACAAAGGACAGCAAGCAATTCAGCAAGAACGAGAAACTACATTGGGAAAGATTAAAGGATTATTTGGTCAAACAAGCGACTTACAAACTCAAAGAGCAGAAGCAGAGAAGCAGGTTGACCCATTTAGAGCCGAACTAGCGAATATAAACAAGGAAATAGCTGACCAAAATGTAGCTCTTAGAGGAGAAACTGACGCTATCATGGCAAGAGGCGATGTTTCGAGAGAAGGACAACAGAGTTTGTTGCAAAATGTTAAAGACACTTATGGTCGTAGGCTTGCAGACCTTGCTATCAGACAATCCGCAGCTAATCAGAATGTAACCGCCCTAGAAACAGCTCTTGATAGAAAACTAGAACTAGCAACAGCTTCTATCAAAAACGACATTGAGTATTACAAAGACTTTGAACTAGCCAACCTAGACATTCTTTCTAAAGAAGAAAGACAAAGAGTACAAGACATTGTAGCTGAGAAAGAAAGACAAATGGAATCTGTCACCAAGAAAGAAACAGCTATTGCCAATATTCTCAAAGAAGCCCTAACTAATGGAGTAAATATGCCCGATAATGTGGTTGCTCAGATACAAAAAGCTAAATCTGACTTAGAGGCATATGCAATCCTCGCTAAGAATGGTATTAGTTTGGCTAAGGCTGGAACTGGCGGTGGAGGAGTTTTGGCTTCCCTACCAACCTCTATCCAAGGAAAGATAATTAGTCAGTCTGAGAAGTTCTCTGGCTCTGACATCGTTAAAAAATACAATTCAACAGTTGACTCTATCAATGTGATAAACGGCATTAGTTCTGCGAGTGAAAATCCAGCCGACCATCAAACAATCGTTTATGCTTTTGCTAAGGCTCTTGACCCAGATTCCGCAGTTAAGGAGGGTGAATACGAGACTATTAAGAAATACGCACAAAGTATGGTTTCTAGGTACGGCAAAGAGATTACAAATGCTATCAACGGCACTGGATTCTTGAGCGAAAAGGCTATATCTGACATTAAGACTACAATGAATAATAACCTCAAGAGTAGAACCCCTCAATACGAAAACTTAAAGAACGAAACAGCGAGAGTCATTGACAACATCGCAGGCTCACCAGTTGCATCAGAGATTCTTAAAGATTTTAGTGCAGGGATTGCTCCTAATGAGGAGGTCGTCAAAAATCAAGTTAATGATTTCGTAAAAAACAACCCAGATAAGTTTGACATCATTTCTAGCCTTTATAGCGACCCTTCAATAACAGACTTTGATGTAGTTGAGTATTTAAAACTCCAAGGATTAATAAAATAAGATGGCATTAACACCTGACAAGATAGCGAAGATGGATGCCTTAACTGGCCTTGACACAAAAGCTGTAGCAACAAACAACAGACTTAAAGAACTTAGGGTTATTGCAGGTTTGGAAAAAGAGGAGAAGCCTTCATTTTACGAAACAAAAATAGTTCAACCATTAAAAAGTTTTTCTACAGGTTTTGTCAAAGGAGGACTTGAGACACTACAGAATGTAGGAAAGATGGGAATTGAGGCGGTAACACTCGGTCAAGCAGACACCACTAAGTTAGGTATAAGCGAAGAATCTTTACAGCCAGCTAATAAAGCAGAATCTATCGGAAAGGCTACAGAAAGAGTTGCTGAGTTTATAGTTCCAGCAGGTCGAGTGGCTAAGTTAGAAAGAGGTGTAGACTTATTGATACAAGGTCAGGGGTTACTCCAAACAACGGGTCGAGTTTTGGGTAAAGCAGGGATTGAGGGTCTAGCGACTGGAGCAATAAGAACGGCACAAACTGGAGAAATAAAAGAAGGAGTCAAGGCTGGTGTAACTGGAGGTATCTTGCGTGGAGGTCTGGCTGTCATCGGAGAGGGGGCAAAGGCCATGAGGATACCAGAAAGGTTGTACAGCACAGTATTTAAGAATACTTACGATGATGTTGTTTCCGATTTTAGGACAGGGGCAATCGCAGAACTGAAGGTATCTAACCCAACCAGATATAACGAACTTGTCGAAAAAGGAATAATTAAGGTTAAAAATGGCGAGCCTATACTAAACGAGACTTTAGCCAAGGAAGCTCTTGATAGAGGCCTTCGTGGAAGTATCCCAAACATGGCTAAACAGGTCGTTAATAAAACTATTGATTTGGAAGATGAAGCTAGGACAATAGCTAAAAATTATCAAAAACCTATTCCTTTTGGTGAGAAGCAATTTACCACAGTCTTAAACAGAATTAAGGCGGATTTTGCCGATGTTGGTTTGGGAGAGACAGCAAATGAGGCTAATTATTTTATAAGCAAACTAAAATCAGGTAAGGGTTCTTTGTCAGCAGAGGACACCCTAAAGTTTAAACGCTTCCTTGATAGCATGAGAATAAAATCGTCATTTCAGGCAGTACAACCAAGCCAGATGTCTCAAACACAACAAAACTTTAAGTCACTTGCCGATTTGGCTAGAACAAGACTGAAAACGAGTATCCCTGAAATGGCAAAGACGATGGATGATTACAGATTCCATATAGAGGCTTTGGATGCTCTAGCTAAAGAGGCTAAGAGGAGGGGGAACAACCAAGTCATATCACTAATTGATTCGGTTTTTCTTGGGGGAGGACTTGCTTCTGGCGAACCAGTTGCGACAGGGGCGTTACTCGCAACCAGAAACTTCTTGAAATCAGCGAGGGGAGCAACCGCATTAGGGCAAATGCTACAGAATCCAACAACCAGACCACTAGGGGTTGCTCTTAGAGCATTGATTGGTGGGGGCACTTCTGCTTTAACCCAAGATTAATTACCTTCCTGTAGCCAAAGACCAAACATGAAAAGGCAAACCAACATAAAAGCGAAAATCATAAATATACTATAACACAGATTATTGATATAATTAAGACCGCAAATGTCTATAAACTAAATTAACAGAGAATAAAATAAAATGAACTTATTAACAAAAATCAAACTAAGTCTTGCTGGAGCATTATTGGCTCTTGCATCATTCCTAGTTGGTACTGGTAATGTGCCAGTTTTGGGAAGTGTTGGTGTAAGTAACGAATATGTTGCTACTTCAACAGGAGCACAGGCTCAATTCCCTAATTACCGAAACGCATTACAAACAGACTTTCGAGCAGGTTATGGTACTACAACCCCAGGTGTACTTGGCTCAGTTGTAATTACTACCCCAGGAACTAGCCGTTTCTGCCTACATGATGCTACTTCTACTGCAACCAACGCAGAGAATACATCAGGTACGACAACTATTGCTTGTTTCGGAGCTTCTGCACCAGCAGGAACATACACATTCGACATCGCAGTTCAAAGAGGTGTCTTGGTTGAGTACCTAAGTGCTGACACAGTAGGTTGGGCATCAACAACAATCACTAAGCGTTAATGGAAAAAGACGAAGTTATACAATTTGGACTAGACCATGAGATTTCACCTCAACTACCAGTTGTTAAAGAACTTCGTGCTATCAAAAACGCAGTAGTAGCTCTTGCGGAAAAAGAACAACCAGAACCAGAGAAAAGACCAGAAGTACAAAAGGTGTCTATCGAAGGTGCTGAAGCGTTTATCATTAAAGGTGAAAAAGGAGATAAAGGCGACCAGGGAGAGAAAGGAGAACAGGGCGAAAAGGGCGAACGGGGTGAAGACGGGCAATCTATAAAAGGTGATAAGGGTGATAAAGGAGAGCGTGGAGAAGATGGCGAGAAAGGAGAGAAGGGTGATACTGGAGAAAAGGGGGAAAGTGGCTCACCTGATACCGCAGAGCAAGTCCGAGATAAACTCGCTTCATTAGAAGATGACGAGAGGCTAGACGCTTCAGCTATCAAGGGACTAAGAGAGCAGTTTGAAGCTCTGTCTAGTCAAATCTCATCTATTCCTAGAGGTGGTGGTAGCCCAAGAGGAGATGTCCTAAAGGTGGATGACCTCACATCATACACTGACGGTTCTACCAAAACTTTCTACTTAGAGAAAGCTCCCAAGAACCTAAATGTGGTTAAGGTCTGGGGTTCTGACTTCCCTTTCATTATGACCCATGGAAAGGGCTTTACGATTACAGGCAAACTACTGACTCTAGCAGATGACGTAGACAGCCCATTACAAGGTGCGAAATTAGTATGCGAATACACGATATGAAACCATTTATAGTTAGTTTAGCGATAGTGGCTTCCCTGTTCTGGGCTTTTGAAGCACACGCTCAAACTCCTATAACTAACCAGCAAAGGAACATCATCCCTGCTTTGGATTCTTCGTACTACCTCGGTACTACCACGGGGGCTACAGGAGTAAGAGCATGGCTTCGTGTTATAGCAGATTCTTTCTACGATACAGACGCATCTGACGGATGTGCTCAATGGGTATCGAATGTCCTAACATCTTCTGGTACTCCTTGCGGTTCGGGTTCTGGTGGGGGTGGCGGTGGAACTTGGGCAACCACTACATCACAAGTCGCTAATCAAAACATAAATTATTCTCTGTTAGGAAGCGACATTGTTACTATCGGTGCGACATCTTCTACATCAGCAGAGTTTTACTTTGACCCAAACTTAGGGTTCAGTTACCTATCAAGTCTTGGTGTTGGCACAACATCGCTGTTTTATCAGAATCAATACAATGCAGGTATAACATTAGGATTGAATCAAAACATTGTTCTGACAACGAATAGAAATACAAACAATTTTGTTGGCAACATAATCTTCAAAAACGAACAAGCATCTACTACTAAAAGTGGATTAGAATGGTATGGTTTTGAAAATCCAAATGTATCGAGAGCTTGGTTAGTTTTCCACGAAAGCCTTAATGGTGAAATGGATGGAAGCCACGGTGCTCCTCATTTGGAGATAGAAACATCAGACACATCTGGAGCCAAACAAGGGAGGTGGACTGTCCAATCTGATTGTGATTATGACTGTATACAAACCTTTAACCAAAGTGAAGTTTATATAAACAGGAACTCTGGTCAAACTAACGGCAATTTATTATTTAATGGTGGCGGTCAGATAAGGAATACTGGAGTTATGCAAATAATTCCACTAAATGCCATAAATACAAAAGGATTTAGGATTTCCACATCCACAGATAATGACATTATGATTGATGTTACGTCTGGAACCGAATTGGAGGTTGCTGACAACATCAACTTAACGGGTAGCCAGTTCATTTCTGGTTCTTTAGGAATAGGCACAACAAGTCCTGTTAGCCAATTAACAATAGAAAAGTCGGGTGCGAGTGGCACTACAGTTGGCTCAACTATTGAATTAAGACAAAACCAAACAACAATAAACCAAACAACGAACTCTACATTGGGAGAAATATTGTTTTCTGGTGCGGATGTATTGGCTGGCGAAACTGGTGTTGGAGCAAGAATCAGGGTAGAAGCAACTGCTCCTTGGAATGGAACAACAAACGATTATCCGTCTGCTTTTGTCTTTTCAACTAATCCAGATGGTGCTTCGGCCTTGACTGAAAGACTTAGGATAGGCTCTGATGGTCAAGTAACTCTAGCAAACGATTTCCTAGTATCTGGTTCAACCACCCTCCAGAACTTCACAGGTCGAAACGCTACCACAACAAACTTCTCTGTTACTTCCAACAGCTTGATGGTCGGAGGAAATAACCACATCACAGCAACTACGACCAGTGATTTTAGAGTAGCTTCAACAACCTTGGATGCAAGAGGTATCAGCTTCTCTACAGGCACAACATCTATTCAGATTGCGACATTCCCCGAAGCAAGGACTCTCACTTCTCTTTATTGTGTGGCTTCTTCGACAGGTTCGGTTAGATACCGAATAGGAGATGGTACAAACTGGGCTAACACCAACTCTACAAGTTGTTCTACTACTGGTGCAAGAACTTACTTCACCACAACTAACACCTTCACAGCAGACGAAACTGTGGTCGTAGAGATTGGAACTTCGGCTACCAGCCCATCAACAGTAACTCTATCTCCAACTTGGATTAAATCAGCTCCATAATGAAAAAATATCTATCCTTCATTCTAATACTTGGTCTGGTATATATTTCCATTCCTAGATTAGCTTTGGCAACTCCCACCTATGTTACTGCAGGCTCACTAGACATTACTCTCCCCTCCTCTGGTGCGGCTGTAGATAACGCTGTTGACTCTGGTACGGGTTCAGACAGGATAATGATTATCTTCGTGTCTTACAGAAACTCGGCAGCACAAACTATAACTTCCGTGTCTTATGGAGGTTCTGCGGCTACAGCTTTTGGTGCGGCAGTAGTGAGTGCTCAAATGACTGGGTATCTGTATTACCTCCTCGCTCCAGCTACAGGTTCTAACACCCTAAGCGTAGACCCATCAACTTCCGCAGGAGCAACACTAGCTTCAGTATCTTGGATGGTATTTTCAGATGTTGACCAAACCACCCCTTATGATGGATATACAACTGGTACAGGGACAGACACAAACGGAGAATTAACCGTTACTTCAGAAACAGGCGATACGCCCTTCTTTACAATGGGTTGGAGAGGTGGAGGTGCGACTGGTGGAACGCCTACAAACTACACAGAAAGGTTCGATAACACTTTCCAATCTGGTGCTCAAATGGTAATGGGAGGTGAGGGAACTGGGGCGGCTTCTGTATCTTTCGTGGGAACGGTAGATGGAGAGTTCGCCAACACAGGTTGGGTAACTCTTGGAGCAAACCTTAACGCTGTCGCTGGCGGTGGTGGCGGCGGATATGTCGCTTTTCAAGAAATTATTTGGTATTCGGAAGAATAATATGAACGAGAAGCAATTTAACAAACTAATCCTCGCTTTAAGGAAAGACCAAGATAAGGCTCTTAAAGAAGGTATCGAGAAGTATGTGAACGGGGGTATTAGACATCTCACTACAACAGTTCAGGGCATAGAGAAGAAGATGGATGACCACATCATTCAAGATAAGGCTTGGAAAGAAGAAGCTAAGAAGTTTCGAGAAGAACAGCTTAATCCAATCGTAGAAACCTCAGAAAACTTTACTTGGTTAGGTAAGTTAGTTAAAGGAGGACTCGCCCTACTTATTTTGTTTGCAGGTGCATTAGCCGCAGTTAAAGGATTTTTCCGATGAACTGGCTCCTCTCACTATTCCAAGATAGAACATTTGGGGTTGCACGAAGCCCTAAGTGGAGAGAGGTTAGAAAAGAACACCTAAAGATACAAGATAAGTGTCAAGCGTGTCTAAAGAAAAAGGACTTGGAAGTTCATCATATAATTCCATTCCACAAAGAGAAATACCTAGAGCTAAATCCAGACAATCTAATCACTCTATGTTCTTCTTGCCACATATTGTTCGGACATCTAGGTTCGTTTATTAGCCACAACATCTTTGTTAGAGAAGATGCTTTAGTAATGAGGAGTAAGATTTTAAATAGACCATAATGAAAAAGAAAGTAAAGAATTACGGATTGGTTATAAGCAAAATAAAAGACCCAAACGCCTACATTCTTGGAAGTAGTGTTGTGCCAAGGGGCGTGTTGCGAGAAAATGGAGATTGGTCTGACATTCCCGACAAGGAAATGCAGTCTAGGAAGTTTGAGACCTATAATTGTACGAGCTTCAACACCCTTTCTGCTGTGGAGAAGTTAATTTTTGTAATAACTGGTGAAAAGGTAAATTATTCAGATAGGTTTTTGGGAATAATGGCTGGTACGAAACCACCAGGAAATGACCCCCATGTAGTAGCCGAAGCCATCAGAAAATACGGCTGTATCCCAGAAGAAATGCTCCCGTGGTCAGATGACTTACAAAATATAGACGAATATTACTCATTTAAAGGAGGAGATAGGGAAGGGTGTATTGCTGAGGGTAAGAAGTGGCTAGAGAAGTTTAATTTTCTACACGAATGGGTCTTTTCTGAAAAGGACACAGTAAAAGTTAAAAGGACAAAAATGTTAGAAGCTCTAAGGCTCTCGCCTCCTAGTATGGCTGTATATGCTTGGAAACGAGAGGGGGACAAGTATGTAGATGGTGGTAATAATCCGAACCATTGGACAAATTGTGTGGGCGGAGTTGCGGATATTAAGTGGATAGCCAATGATTCATATGTGGACATTGACGGAGATTCTTTAAAGGACTTGTCATGGACATTTAAGTTTGCCTACCCTAAAAGATACTTCATTGAGGTAAGAACAATAACCCAAGAACAGCTCTCTATCCTCAGCAAGATAATTGCCCTTATAAGCAAGTTAATTCCTCAAGTGCTATCTACACCCAAAGTAGAGGTTAAACCACCTGTAGTAGCCCCACAGCCACCAATAGAGCCTGTTAAAAGCAACCGAGAGAAGCTACTAGACCAAGCTAAAGCGTTTCTAGGAAAAGATGCCTCTCCAAGTAATTTCGTATCAGATGAAGTGTCGTGTGCTGAATCCGTTTGCCACATCCTAAAACAGGTCATTCCCTTTCCGATGATTACTGGCACATGGTCATTACTCGACCACCTAAAGACAGATGGAAGATTCAGAATCACTACCGAAATGAAAGCAGGGAATATTGTTATCTCACCTACAGGTTCAGGTTATGGAAACATTCGAGGTCATGTAGGGATATTCCTTGATAGTAATAAGATAGCCTCTAACAGTTCAGACACAGGCAAATGGACACAGAACTTCACCATTGACTCTTGGATAGCCCGATATAGGACAAAAGGCGGGATGCCAGTAGTCATAATAGAGTTCAATGAGAAAGAAGCGTAATCGGATATTTGAAAGAAAGCCCGAAGCCTTAAAAGAGATGCTTGATTTAAGGGTCTCTGGTTGGAGTTTAGGAAAGTTAGCTGACAAGTACAAGGTGGATAGAAAGACTATCTTTTTTCGATGTCAGGAAAATGATATAGTTCCGACAATGAAAATATTGAGGAAGCCTACCCCACGGAGAGACAAGGCAACGAGAAATGAGATTAAGTTAGGCAAGCTCGGATATACAGATGAGTTTGGAGAAAAAATAAATGTCGGGAGGAGAAGTTATGCAGAATATGTTAAAATAGAGAAACTTAGAACGAATGGCAAAACTCGGTGAAGTAATGTCGGAGGAGACCAAGAGGAAAATTAGCGATGCCAATAAGGGCAGAAAGCACTCTATTGAGACGAGAAAGAAAATAAGTGAGAAGTTGCTCAAGAATCCAGTTCGATATTGGTTGGGCAAAAGGCGACCACAATTACACACGCAAGAGTACAGAGATAGAGTTAGTCAAATGAAAAAGGGTAAAATCCCTTACATTATGACAGATGAGGTAAGAAACAAGATAAGCAAAACCCTAATGGGGCATACTTCTTGCCGTAAGGGTAAAAAAGGAGTCTATTCAGAAGCAACTAGGGTTAAGATGTCCCTTGCAAAAATAGGAAGAAAGTTATCGAAGGAAACTAGAGAAAAAATGAGTCTTAGGCAGAAAGAACGAGTGTTACTTGGCATACATCATTTGTGGAGGGGTGGAATCTCATACGAGCCATATTCGGTTGATTGGAGTAATACACTAAAACAAAGCATAAGAGAAAGAGATAAATATCGGTGTCAGTTATGTGGCAATCCGCAAGGAGACAGGGCTTTGGATGTACATCACATTGACTACAATAAGAAAAACTGTGACCCAGAGAACCTTATTAGCCTTTGCCATAGCTGTCATTCAAAGACAAATGGTAATAGAGATTATTGGTTGGAATTTTTTAAAAGGTAACTACTATCTCAAGAAAGCTGGGATTATCCACAGGAGGCCAAAAGACATGAGAGATTAGTGGTATAATACTTAGAGCCTACATGAACTTCGACATCAACCAC